GCGGCGCCGACGGCACCGAGAGCGACAGCCAGAAGGGCGTCGTCTGGGTCGATCTGCCGGACCGCTCCGGGCTGCTGTTCCTCTATGCCATCACCGGCACGCCGGCCGGCTATCACGCGCCCGGGGATCCGCACGGCTACATTCACGCGGGCTACGCGGCGGCGTTTCATGCGACCAACCCGGGCAGCGGCAGCGAGGCCTCGGGCCCCGGCTTCCACGACCAGGCCTGCTGCCACGGCCAGTTCGACCCTGACTGGCGCAGCACCGGGCCGTTCTGCTGCTTTCACCAGCCGTGTGCGTCGATCTATCCGGTGCAGCAGCTCGTCGACGTGCGCACGCAGGCGCGGCGCGAGTGGGCCTGTGAGCCGTCGGAGGAGCTGGTCGACTGGCGCGTGGTCGATCCGCTGTTCGCCGTTACGCCGCCGCAGCATGCCACCGACTACCAGGGCGTGATCTTCTTCAGCGGCACGAACTGGGTCGACCCGCGCGACCGGCGGCTGTACGTGCTGTCGGCGTATGACTTCGTCACCGATGCCGGCGGCGCGCGGCTGCCGCACTTGTCGGTCTACCAGATTGCGGGTGGCAGTACGCCACCGACCACGCCGCCACCGACACGACCGGTCCGGCCGGCGCTGCCGATTCACGTGCCGGTCGAGCGCCGGAGCTACACCCGGCGCGGGGATCGCCTGGGCCGTCGGGTGGCGCCGTGACCACCGAGCGGCCAGAGCGGCGCAAGCGGGGTCGGCCGCGCGCGGCGGAACCGGGATCGACGTTGAGCATCTGGATTCCGACGCGCGACCATGACGCCTACGCCAAGCTGGCCGCGACGCGCGGCGAGTCGATCTCGCGCACGGTCGGCCTGTTGTTGAAAACCAAATTCCTACAGGACAAACCGTAACGGACTGACTCGGCCGCAGCATGGGTCGTCCCCATGCGTCAGTGCGCCTACTCGCAGCTGTCGATCAAGCGCGTCGATCCGGTCCAGCGCATCGTCGAAGGCATCGCCTCGACGCCGACGCCCGACCGCGGCGGCGACGTCATGGTCCCCGAGGGCGCGCAGTACACGCTGCCGATCCCCTTCCTTTGGCAGCACCAGGACCCGATTGGCGAAGTCTTCGAGGCCCAGGTCCGGGCCGACGGCATCCACATCAAGGCCAAGATTTCGACCGTCCACAGTCCCGGCCGCCTGAAGGCGTTTGTCGACGACGCGTGGGCGTCGATCGCCGCGACGCCACCGCTGGTGCGCGGACTGTCGATTGGCTGGAAGCCGATCGAGTCGGTGCCAATGCCGGGCACGAAGTTCACGAAGCACGCGAAGTGGATCTGGGGCGAGCTGTCGGCCGTGATCGTGCCGATGAACAGCGAAGCCACGATCACCAACATCAAATCCTGCGACACCGCCGCGACTGGCGCACGTCCGCGGGTCATCTTGCCTGGCGTTACGGGCCTTCTTCAGAAGGACACCGCCATGCACGTCTCTCAGCAGATTGAAACCGCGCAGACCGAGCTCGAGACCAAGTCGACCCGCTTCCAGGAGCTGCTCACCAAGGACGAGACCGAGGGCGGCCTCGAGGCCGACGAGCGCACCGAGCGCGACACCCTCCAGGTCGGCGTCGACAGCCTGACCGCGAAGATCCGCAGCCTCAAGTCGCTCGAAGCCGCCCAGGCGCTGCGCGGCACGGCCATCGTCCCGACCCCGCCGACGGCCCGGACCCCATCGGTGCGCGTCGAGCAGCCCGACCTGCCGAAGGGTACGCTGTTCACCCGCTACGCCATGGCGGTCGCCGCCGGCAAGGGCTCGCTCTCCGACACGATTGCCTACGCCAAGCGCTGGGAAGCGCAGACGCCGGAAGTGATCCGCTTCATCAAGGCCTCGGCCGGGTCGAGCGTGACCGAGTCGCCGGGCTGGGGCGCCGAGCTGGTCTACGCGACCAACTTGGCCAGCGAGTTCGCCGAGCTGCTGCGCCCGATGACCATCATCGGCCGCATCCCGGGCCTGCGCATGACGCCGTTCAACGTGCGCGTGCCGGTGCAGACGGGCGGGTCGACGGTGGCGTGGGTCGGCGAGAAGGCCGCCAAGCCGGTCACCGAGCTCGACTTCACGACGGTCACCCTGGGCTACGACAAGATCGCCGGCATCATCGTCCTCACCGAGGAGCTGGTGCGGCTGTCCTCGCCGTCGGCCGAGGCCACCGTGCGGCGCGACCTGACCGAACAGATCGCGCAGTTCATGGACCAGCAGTTCATCACCCCGAGCGTCACCGCGACCGCCAACAACCCGGCCTCGGTGACCAACAACGTCACGGCGATCCCGGCCACCGGCACGGACCTCGCCGACCTGTTCACCGACTTCAACTCCGCGCTGGCGAAGTACGACACGGCGAACATGCCGACCAACGATGTGGTGATCGTGACCACGCCGACCATCGCCCGCGGCATGGGCGCGCTGCGCAATTCGCTCGGGATCGTGGACGGCCAGGTGAGCATGAACCCGACCGGCGGGACGGTGATGGGCTACCCGGTGATCGTGTCGTCGTCGGTCCCGGCGGGCGACATCGTGTTCATCAAGCCGAGCGAGGTGCTGGTGGCGGATGACGGGCGCGTGACGCTCGACTCGAGCAACCAGGCGACGCTCGACATGGCCGGCGGCAATTCGCCGACCTTCAACCTCTGGCAGAAGAACTGTATCGGCATCCGGGCGGAGCGCTGGGTGACCTGGCAGAAGCGCCGCACCGAGGCGGTGCAGTTGATCACGGGCGCGGCGTACCACCCGGCCTAACGGTCGTCGTCGCTTCGTCCCCCTGGACGGCGCGCGGCCGGTGGTCCCCCAGCCGCGCGCCGCCTTTCACGAAGGATCGTCATGCCGTCGATGGTGCTGCTGAAGCCGTTTCGCTATGGCAAGACGAAATACCCCGCCGGCAGCGTTGTCGAGGTCGAAGCCCGGCACGTCAAGCTGCTGACCGGGCTGCGCATCGCCCAAGCGTCCACACCGGCGCCGACCCCGGCACCGCCGCGCGTCTATCGGCCCACGCCTGAACCCTTCGAGGGCCGCGTCGATCCGCCGAAGCGCGTGCGCAAGCGCGCCGACGAGGACGCATGACGTTCTTCGGTTTCCAGCTGACCCGGCAGAAGGCGCTGGCGCCGCGCGTGTCCGCGATGCCGACGGTCGTGCCGATCTCGGGCGGGCGCAGTCTCTGGTCATCGTTCTGGATCCAGGAAACGTCGGTCGGTGGCTGGCAGCGCAACGAGGACGCGCGCGCCGCGACGGTGCTGGCGAACCCGACGCTCTACGCCTGCGTCACCTTGATTGCCGGCGACATCGCCAAGCTCCGACCCAAGCTGGTCGAGCGGGATGCGAATGGCATCTGGGCCGAGACCGACAGCGCGGCGTTCTCGCCGGTGCTGCGCAAGCCGAACAGCTACCAGACGCGCATCGACTTCTACGAGTGGTGGATGCTGTCGAAGCTCGCGCACGGCAACACCTACGCGCTCAAGGCGCGCGATGACCGCGGCGTCGTGGTGCAGCTGACGATTCTCGATCCCTGCCGGGTGACGGTGCTGGTCGCGCCCGATGGCGCGGTGTTCTACCAGTTGGCCGCCGACGACCTGGCGCAGAGCGAGGACGTCACTGTCCCGGCGCGCGAGATCATCCACGACGTCTGCTGCCCGCTGTTTCATCCGCTGTGCGGTGTGTCGCCGATCTACGCGGCCGGCTATCCGGCGCTCCAGGGCCTCAACATCCGCAGCAGCTCCGACAAGTTCTTCAGCAATGGCTCACGGCCGGGCGGCGTGCTGCTGGTGCCGACCACCATCAGCCAGGCCGCCGCCGAGAAGCTCAAAGAAGACTGGGAGACCAATCACAGCGGCGACAACGTCGGCAAGCTGGCGGTCCTGACCGGCGGCATGACCTACCAGCCGATGTCGGTCACCGCCGAACAGTCGCAGCTCGTCGAGCAGCTCGGGATGACCGACGAGGACATCGCCAAGTGCTTCCACATGCCGCGGCACAAGGTCGGGATCGGGCCCGACCCGACCTTCAACAACGTCGAAGCGCTGAACCAGCAGTACTACGCCGACTGTCTGCAGCACCACATCGAGCGCCTGGAGATCAAACTCGATGAGGGCCTCGGCCTGACCACGGTGCCGGGGCGCACGCTCGGCGTCGAGTTCGAGCGCGACGACCTGTTCCAGATGGATACCGCGACGCGGGTCAAGGTGGCGCAGGACGCGCTGAGCGGTGGCGCCTCGCCGAACGAAGTGCGCAAGCGGTGGCTGGATCTCGGGCCGGTCGACGGCGGCGAAACGCCATTTTTGCAGGAGCAGAATTGGCCGCTGCAGCTGCTGGCTGACCGCGAGATGCCGTCACAGCGACCACCGACGCCGCCGGCACCGCTCCCGTCTGCGCCTGAAGAGAAACGAATCACGCTGGAGTTCCGTGTCGCGCTCTCGACGGTGTTCCGCAAACAGTTGGAGCTGGAAGAGGCCGCATGATCGCCGACGATCTCGCCGCTGTCGTGAATGACCTGGCGATCGAAACGAAGGCGTTTGTCGGCGCGGCTATCAGTCGTGCGATCGCCGCCATCAGTCCGCGCGTCGAGGTGCTCGAGGCCGAGCTGTTGACGTTGAAGGCGCTGGCACCGCTGCAAGGACCACCAGGACCGGAAGGACCGCCGGGACGTGACGGCGACAGCGTGACGCTGGCCGACATCAAGGCGACGGTCGGCGCGGCGCTGACCGCAGCGATCGGCACGCTGCCGGCGCTGGTGGATGACGCGGTGACGAAGGCGCTGGCGGCGCGGCCGGTGCCGAAGGACGGACGCGACGGCGTGAACGGCAAAGACCTCGACCTAGTCGCGGTGAAGACCTTCGCCGATGCGGCGGCGACGACGGCGCTGGCGGGCTTGCCGGCGCTGGTGCGGGTCGAGATCGATCGCGCGGTCACGGCGCTGCCGGCGCCAGTGGACCTCGTGAAGGCGACGGTCGAGGCCGAGCTCAAGACCTGGCCGCGGCCGAAGGATGGCGCGCCGGGACCGGCTGGCCGTGATGGCACGCTCGAGGAGGTCACCGCCGAGCATGACGGCGAACGGACGGTGACGCTGGTGCGCAAGGACGGATCGCGGCTGGTCACGATCACCCTGCCGATCCCGATCGACCGCGGCGTGTGGAAGCCCGGCACGTGGTACGGCAAGGGCGACGGCGTGACCTGGGGCGGCTCGTTCTGGATCGCGCAAGAAGCGACCAACGCGAAGCCGGGCGAGAGTGGCGCTGACTCACGCGCCTGGCGGCTCGCCGTCAAGCGTGGCACCGACGGCAAGGCCGGCCGTGACGGGAAGGACCGCGAGTAATGGCGCAGACGCTGGTCACGCTCGACGAGGCCAAGGCGCGGTTGCGGGTCTTCATCGACGACGAGGACGCCGACATCCAGGCCATGATCGAAGAGGCCACCGCGGCGGTGATCGCGCGCGTCGACAACACCGAGGTGACCGACCTCTGGACCGACGACTCACCGAACGCGACGCCGCCCGAAGCGCGCGCCGCCGTGCTCGAGCTGACGATGTTTCTCTACGAGCGCGACAGTGCGAACTACGGCCCCGACAACCACGGCCGCCTGCCGGCCCGCGTCGAGCTGCTGCTCACGCGCATGATCAAACCGGCGCTGGCGTGATGGTGCCGCGTTCCTGGATCGGCGAGACGGCGGTGTGCATCGCGAGCGGGCCCAGCCTGACGCAGGCGGATGTCAATTACGTGCGGTCGAAGGCACGGAGCATCGTGGTCAACACCACCTATCAGCTGGCGCCGTGGGCCGACGTGCTGTATGCCGCCGATGCGCGCTGGTGGATCTGGCATCGCGGGGCGCCGGACTTTG